TTAATTTTTAAACCAATCTTTTGCTGTAGAGTCATTTAATTCACCAACCTTTACTTTATAACTTGTAATAAGTGTAACATAACAAAGAATTAAATTCAACTTTTTTGTGAAAAATAGTTGACACATATTCAACAAAGTGCTATTCTATATTTAGGTTGAATGACATTCAACCACAAACGAAGAAAGGAGGAAATAACTTGAAGATATTTGATAATATCGATAAGGAAACAAAAAAGTCTATCAAAGATACCCTGATAAGTGCTCTGATAGACCTGTTGGTAGGAATAATCCTATTAGCAATTGATAGGCTGTTCTAGCCAGCCGGCAGGGGCGAAAGCCCTTGCTTAATTCAGATATTATCATATCCAAAAGTAAATGTAAATATGATTAGATTCTTAGGAGTGTACTTCATATGTATAGGTGTGGCTAAATTAGCATATACACTTTATTTGAGGTACAAGAAAAAGCTGGACTAACGGCTATACGGGTTGATTATTGGAATGGGAACATCTATGTTGTAGCATAGGTGTTCCTAATTAAGAGATAAGGAGATGATAGAGTGACAGATAGTGAAGCATTAAATAAGGTTATAGAAAATTCTGGATTAAAATTAACGTTTATAGCACGTGCATTAAAGTTAAGTAGAGAAGGGTTTTATAAAAAACTTAATAACCAAACTGAATTTAAAGCAAGTGAAATTGTGAAAATGCAGGAAATTCTTAATTTATCAAATGAACAAAGAGATAAAATTTTTTTTGCAAATTAAGTTGAACTAAAATCAACTTGAAGCGAATTATTTAATTTAAAAGTCGAAAAAGGTTGACAAACCTCGTGCTTACAGCACAAGGGAAACCTCGAATTAAGTCGTATCATTTTAATATCAAAACGAAAGGAGCAAAGGAATGGTACAGACAACAATAAGAATCCCAACAGAGCTACACGCGAAGCTCAAAGAGTTAGCAAAGAAAAGAGGATTAACAGTTAACGCACTTATTATTCAGGCATTATGGAAATTATAAGCAACAGACAAGTAAGGCAAAGCATAAGATAAAACAGAAAGTTAGGAGTGATGAAAATTTGAAAGTATTAATTTTTGTTAATTATCAGGGAAATCAATATGAATGGGATAATTTGACAGAACAGGAGAAAAAGAAAATGACTGAGAAGCTGAACCAGCAGACGGCTGACCAGTTAGGTTATGAAAAGGAGATTATAAAAAATTGATAGACGTACAAGAAAAAAGAATGCCTGCGGAAGTGGAAGTCCCGACAAGCATTCGCAAAATAATATTACAGTTTCATTTTATACCAATTAACGAAAATAGTCAAAAGGCTAAAAAGTCCAAATTAGAAGATGTTGCATGGGACCTACATTTGGTTAAGGATGTTGTGATTGCAGTTCTTATTGGAATAATAGTGGGTCACATGAATGGAATAGAAACAATAGCAGCAGTCTTTACAGGTATGTTGATGTTAATTGCACTTGTGCATATTGATTGTGAGATACATATGACGGTTGGGAGGAAAAGATAATGAAATATATAGTTGAAATAAAAGTTGAATACAATAAAGCTTTATTTAAATTTGATACAGCAAAAGAAGCAGGTTCATTTATTGCTCTTTTAGCAACAAATAATGTAAAGGGTGAAGATGAAGTTACATTTTCCATGAAGGCAGTTCAGGAGGTAGAAGAATAATGGCAAAAGAAAAAATAAAAGAATTGCTTTTCAGTACAGAAAGAAAAGGAGTAGACAAGCTTCTAGAGCAGATGGACGAAATAGGATTTTTTGATGCTCCTGCATCTACTAAATTTCATGGAGCTAAAGATGGAATGTTGGCAGAACATAGCTTGAATGTATATGAATATGCACATAAATTAGCAAAGTCATGGTTAAGTAGCGAAGAATATAAAGCAATGGCAGACAGTATTACTCTATGTGCAATATTGCACGATTTGGGTAAAGCTGGAGATTATGGAAAGAAGAACTACATAGAAAACACATTAAAGAATGGCAAAAGAAGCGAAAAGATACCATTTGTTAGAAATAGTGAATTAAGTTATGTGGACCATGAGATTAGAAGCATTAAGATATGCAGCAAATACATTGAACTAACAGAGGAAGAGGAATTTGCGATTTTATATCACAATGGAATGTATGGAAATCTTAAGTATGCTTTGCAAGGAAAAGAAACACCACTTCAAATGATTATACATTTTGCAGATATGTGGGCAAGCAGAGTTATAGAAAAGGAGAATCCAAATGATGAAATTTAGAAAATTAAGAGCGGATGAAGTTGACTGCAGAATATCAACAATATCAGATAAAGGATTAAGCCTTTTATTATACAAGGATGCAAGATGTGACATGAATATCCTTGATGAAACAGTAGGACCGATGAATTGGCAGAGAAGCCATTCAAGAGATAATGCCAACTGCACTGTATCAATTTATGATACGGAAAAACAGATATGGGTATCAAAAGAAGATACTGGAACAGAAAGTTATACCGAAAAAGAAAAAGGCTTGGCATCTGACAGTTTTAAGCGTGCATGTTTTAATTGGGGAATTGGTAGAGAATTGTATACAGCTCCATTCATCTGGATTGGAGCAGATAAATGTAAATTAGTTAATAGGAATGGAAAATTTACATGTTATGACAAGTTTAAGGTTGAATACATAGAATATGACGATGCAGGTAATATTTCTTTCCTATGTATTGCTAACGTTTCAGAGAAGAAAAGAGTATTTACTTATGGAAAATCAAAGGAAGCGAAGTAAATGGAATGTACAGGGAAGTTAACTAATATTAGCAGAGATTGGCAGTCTAATAAGTTAAATATCACATTATCAATTAATGAAAATATTAATAGTGAGATAGAAAAGATAAAAGATGTTGAAAAATTGTCAATTAAAGTTAATAAGTACAGAAAAAAGAGAAGCCTAGATGCCAATGCTTATATGTGGGTTCTATTATCAAAGATTGCTGACGTTATAAACAGTGACAAAGATGATGTGTATATAGAGATGCTATCCAGATACGGAGTATTTACCCATATTATTGTCAAAAAAGAAGTAGTTGAAAAGATTAAGACAGAATGGCGGGCAGTTAGAGAATTAGGCGAAATAAACGTTAATGGTTCATCAGGAATACAACTTCAATGCTACTTTGGTTCTTCAACATATGACAGTAAAGAAATGGCTACACTCATAGACGGAGTAGTAAGAGAAGCAAAAGAATTGGGAATTGAAACTTTACCTCCTGACGAACTTTTGAGAATGAAGCAGGAGTGGGACATTGGAAACAGTAATTCAAAGTAATAAAGAATGCTATGTATGTGGACAAACTACTAATTTGCATAGCCATCATGTATTTTTTGGTTCAGCAAATAGAAAATTGTCTGAAAAGTATGGAATGAAAGTGTGGTTATGTGGAGCACATCATAATCAATCTAATGCAGGAGTTCATTTTAACAGACAACTTGATTTGAGATTGAAAATGGACGCACAGAGAGTATTTGAAAAGCAACATAGCAGAGAAGAATTTATGCAGATATTCGGAAGAAATTATTTATAGGAGAGTGATAAGAATGGATATAGTGGATTACATTCCATTTGGAAGGGAGAATGCAGTAACCAGAACGCAGTTAAGGATTATGACAGGTCTGAATGATAGAAAAATAAGAGACAAGATATCAGAAGCAAGAAGAGATACAGTTATTCTTAACATGCAGGATGGCAAAGGTTATTTCAGGCCACTTCCGGAAGAAAGAAATCTTGTAGAGGCATATGCAAGGCAGGAAACGGCAAGATTAAGGAGTATAGGTTGGAGCTTAAAGTCTGCAAGAAAAATGCTTAAATGGTAACTATTAATTGACATGCCAATACAAAGCACATGTCTGATAACAAATATATATCACGAAATTAATTAACTATGTTTATGTAATTAGCCTGCTACATAAGGTGGCAGGCAGAAAGGAGACAAGGTGGTTAATTCAAAACAAAAAGGAGCACGTTTTGAAAGACAACTTGCAGGACACATCAGAGATTACGGATATAAAGCAAGACGAGGGCAACAGTATTGTGGAGCAAATGGAGATGCGGATGTTGTCGGACTTCCGGGAATACATATTGAGGCAAAACATTGTGAAAAGATGAAACTGTATGACTGGATGGCTCAAGCAAAATCAGATGCAAACAAAAACGAATTGCCAGCAGTTTTTCATAAGAAGAATAATGCTGAAATTCTTGTCACAATGACATTTGATGATTGGATGCAGATATACAGAGAGTATGAAGCAGGAAGACAAGGAGACGATTAAATGACATGGCAAAAGTAGGAATAGAGAGTTTCCTATTAGATTGCCACACTAACGATAATATGGCTGAAATTGAAGCAGCTTATGGCATAAAAGGATTTGCTGTAATAGTCAAACTCTGGCAGAAGATATATTCAGATAAGGGGTATTACTGTGAATGGATAGAAAGAAGCCCACTTCTGTTTTTGTCGCAATGGTTCGGTGGGAACAGCGGTGTGGATTTAAATTTAATAAACCAGGTAGTGAATCATGCTATTAAGATAGGTATTTTTAACGAGAGTATGTTCAATGAATATGCCATTTTAACATCGGAGAGAATACAAAGACAGTATTTTGATGTTGTTAAAAGAAGAACAGAAATTGAAGTTATAGATGAGTACCTTTTAGTTAGTGTTGCCAATTTTAAGGGAAATGTAAACATAATTGAAAAAAATGTATGCAGAAATGAAAAAAATGTATGCAGAAATTCAACAAGTAAAGTAAAGGAAAGTAAAGTAAAGGAAAGTAAAGTAAATACATATTTCGATTCAGAAAAAGTGAATGATGCATTTGCAGCATATCTCGCCATGAGAGAAAGGTCAGCACCAGTACCGGGAAGCAAGATTGTTAATCTCATTGAGCAGCTTAATACTTTTAAAGATAAAGGCTGTAGTGATGATGAACTTGTAGAGATTGTTAAAGAAGCAACATCAAAAGGTTGGATGAATTTTTATAAGTCGGACAAAAAGAAGCCGGAGCAGAGCAAAGCAAACTTTACTGAACGAAATTATAGCAAAGATGATATGGAATCACTTGAACGTAAATTGTTAATGAGGAGATAGATATGGATATAAACAAAATGACAAAAGAACAGATTGAATACAGAATCAGACAGATAGACGGAAGGGAGATGTTTCTAATCTGTGCTGATTATATGACAGATGAACAGAGAGAAGAAGTAAGGGCAATTACACTTGAAAGAGAGCAGTTACAGAAGAGATTGGAAGAGTTAAATGGATGTAAGAGTTAATGAACCTGCAAACTATTGGCATTTAATTAATTTACCGGGAAATAACCAATATGAAATCAGCATAGATGGAAAAGTAAGAAAAACATTCAAGAACGGTAAGAAAAAAATGTTAACACCATTTAGGAGAAAGAACAAAAGAAATTTATTTGTGAAAATCACTATTGATGGAAAAGCAAAGGACTACACAGTTTTCAAATTATTGGTTAATACATTTGTCAATGAAATTCCGAAAGGAAAAGTACCATACCATAAAGACCTAAGTATTTGGAACAATCATAGAGACAACATAGGATTCATAACAAGAGAGGAATTAGGGAAACTTACTGCGAGAATGTCAGGTAAAAGAAAACCAGTAATAAAGATAGATGAAGCAGGAAGAATTGTAGAAACATATGTAAGTGTAAGAGAAGCAGGCATCAGGAACAATATGTCGTATCAGACAATAGCAGACAGATGCCATAACAGAATAAAGAAACCATTTGCATTAGATGGATATAACTATCAGTTTGAAGAATAAAAAATAATCGAAAGGAGCGGAACTCTGGCCAGAGTAATGATATATCGGTTCCTGGAGAGAAATGGAATATTTAGAATTTTTAAAAAGCAAAATTGACATAGCAAAAGACAGTGGATTTGAAGTAAAAAGAGAAGATATAAATCCAATATTAAAACCACACCAGAAAGATGCCGTAATGTGGGCAATACGAGGCGGAAGAAGAGCTTTGTTTGAATCATTTGGACTGGGAAAAACAGTTCAGGAAATAGAATTTTGTCACCAGATAATAAAGCATAAAGGCGGAAAAGCATTAATTGTATTACCGCTTGGAGTTAAGCAGGAATTTACACATGATGTAGTAGAGGTATTAGGTTATAAAAAGCCTGAATATGTACGAAACATGGAAGAGGTTAAAAATGCCAAAAGTGACATTATGATAACCAACTATGAAAGAGTAAGAGATGGAAATATTGAACCTAAATATTTTAAGGCAACATCCTTAGATGAAGCATCAGTTCTCAGAAGTTTTGGAAGCAAGACATATCAGGAGTTTCTGGAAAAGTTTAAAGGAGTTGAATATAAACTTGTTGCAACAGCTACACCATCACCGAACAAATATAAGGAACTTATTCATTACGCAGGATATTTGGAAGTAATGGACACAGGTCAGGCATTAACGAGATTTTTCCAAAGAGACAGTACAAAGGCAAATAATCTGACTTTATATCCTAATCAGGAAGATGAATTCTGGTTGTGGGTAAGCAGCTGGGCATTATTCTGTACAAAGCCTTCAGATTTGAATAGTGAATATTCAGATGAAGGATATGAATTGCCACCATTGCAGGTAAACTGGCATGAATTACCGATAAACTACGGAGATACGGCTGATAAGAATGGACAGATGCAGTTATTTACAGAAGCGACAGCAGGGTTAAAAGAAGCAGCAGCCGTTAAAAGAGAAAGCATATCTGCAAGAATAGAAAAGATGAAGGAAATCGTAGATGCAAGTCCAAATGATAATTTTATACTGTGGCATGATTTGGAAAGTGAAAGACACGCAATAAAGAAAGCGTTACCGGAAACAGTTGATATATATGGCTCACAGAATTATGAAATCAGGGAAAAAAGAGTTATAGATTTTTCGGAAGGAAGGACAAGATTGTTTGCAACAAAGAAAGAATTATCAGGTTCAGGTTGTAACTTCCAAAAACATTGTCACAGAGAAATTTTTGTAGGCATAGATTATGAATTTAATGATTTTATTCAGGCAATACACAGATGTTACAGATTCCTTCAAAAAGAGCAGGTAATAATTGACATAATTTACATGGAGAATGAAAAGAGTATTAAAGAGGTTCTGGAAGAAAAGTGGAAAAATCATAATCATATGGTGTCAAAAATGATTGAAATAGTAAAGAAATATGGTCTGAATCAGAACAATAAGGCACAGGGACTTAATAGAAAGATAGGAGTGAAAGCAGTGAAGGTAGAAGGAAAGTATTATACAGCAGTTCATAATGATTGTGTTGAGGAAGTAAGAACCATGAATGATAATTCGGTAGATTTAATTCATACATCAATTCCATTTGGAAACCATTATGAATATTCGGCAAATTATAACGATTTCGGACACAATCAAAATACGAAAAGATTCTTTGAGCAGATGGATTTTTTGACACCCGAATTATTGAGAATATTAAAACCGGGAAGGGTTGCGGCTATTCATGTAAAGGACAGAGTACTGTTTGGTAATGCGACAGGTACGGGAATGCCAACAATTGAACCTTTCCATGCTGACTGTATAGCTCATTACATAAAACATGGATTTCAGTACTTTGGAATGATAACGGTTGTGACGGATGTTGTAAGGGAAAATAATCAGACATACAGATTAGGTTGGAGTGAACAGTGTAAAGACGGCTCAAAAATGGGAGTGGGATGCCCGGAATATATATTGCTGTTTAGAAAGCTGCCAACAGACAAATCAACAGCTTATGCAGATGAACCGGTTAAAAAGACAAAAGAAGAATATACGAGGGCACAATGGCAGATAGATGCACACGGATACTGGAGAAGTTCAGGAGACAGACTTGTAACAAAGAAAGAATTATTGGAAGCAGACATTAAGAATTTACAGAAGGTATATCGCAAATATTCAAGAGAAAATATTTACAGCTATGAAGAACATGTAAAACTTGCAGAACAGCTTGATAAAGAAGGAAGACTTCCGGCTATATTTATGGTAGTAGCTCCCGGTTCATGGAACAACCTTGAAGTGTGGGATGATATAAACAGAATGAAAACACTCAATACACAGCAGTCGAGAAGGAGAAAGCAAATGCATGTGTGTCCTTTACAGATAGACATCGTTGAAAGGATTATAAACAGATATTCAAATAAAGGGGATTTGGTTCTGGATCCATTTGGCGGACTTATGACAGTTCCAATGACTGCGGTAAAAATGAAAAGAAGAGGATACGGAATAGAATTAAATGAAGATTATTTTAGGGATGGCGTCGGATATTTGCAACAGGCTGAAGAGGAAAGAGAGACACCTACATTATTTGATTACTTAGGAATAGATGGAGGTGAACAATAGTGACAATAAAAGAATTGGTGGAATTAAATTTCTGCATTGCTGAAATAGAAGTTGAGGTTAGGTCAAACGGCAGACTTAAAGCCAAATATTACATAGGAGATGGAGCATGGAGAGATGCGAAACTGCGCGAACATGAAGCACATCAGGATTATAAAGTTGAGTTTATAGCAGAAAAGATAAACAGATTTGAAAATGACCATGTATACCACGATGTTATATTAAAGAACATTCCAAAGAAAATATTAAAAATGGAAGTATATGCATGGCAGATGACCAGAAAACATTGGCATCCGACTAATTCAGATTCATTTGAAGCTATAGAGATTACAGTAGAAGTACCGGAAAACTACGAATTACCGCCAATGCAGGAAAAGAATGAACTTGAAGGGCAGATGGATATAAATGATGTGTTTGATAGTGAAGGGAGACTTAAATGGCAAGAATAGATAAAGAAGAGCAGGCAAGGCGTGAAGGAATGGCTTATGCCTTTAAGATTGCTAAAGAAAGAGGAATTGATGGACTGGAAAAGGAATTACGATTAAGAAACATTACAAAACTTCCAGTTGCTATTAAAGAAAAAGATGTTGAAGAATGGTGTGATGGAATGAAAAATCAGACAGTAGACAGTGTGGGAATCCTGGCAATGGTATCTTTAAGGGACGGATTTGGATTTGGTAAAAAAAGACTGTTAGAGTTTAGAGAAATATTCAACAATAAAACAGAATGTATTATGAATCCTGATTGGAGCTGCTGGGATGATCAGATAGCAATTTTAAAAGAAGAATGTGGTATTGATACATTCATAAGGCAGAATGAATAAATGTTAAGAAATGTTAAGAAGTAAAATGTACATTGAAAACTAAATATTGGCTGATAAATTTCAAAAAACTTAATTTGTTTGGTAAAAGTATTGACATATACGTACACGTATGATACAATAAATATATCAAATGAAGGAGGTAAAACCAATGGGCAAGAGAAAAGACAAAAAGAGCCTTAAGATATGGGATTTGGTAATCAAGTCGTTAATAGCAATAGCAGCATTGATTACATCAATCGCCGAACTCATAAAGGCTCTTACATAGGAGAAAGGGAGAGAAATCTTCCAATCTCTTACAAGTATATTAGCACATTGGGAAAGAAAATAAAATGAAGAAGTTTAACTTTTCTACAGCATTTTTGATGTTTACCATCATATTAGCTTTAGCAACGGAATGGTCTATAGTAGGATGCGTATTTGTAATATGTGCATCGTTATATATGCTAATTGAGACGATACCGCAATTATGGAGGATTATAAATGGACGAAAAGAAAACTAGACCACAGGACAAATGGGATATGAAAGCAGGAGTGTCAGCAAAGACATACAAAGTCAATACAGCTGTTGCAGAAGAATTTAAAAAGGTATGCAAGGAATTGCATTTATCTCAGGGTCCTGAATTGACAAAGTTAATGCAACAATTTATTGAAGAAAATAGGTAAAGGAGAACAATAAGATGCCTAAGGGAGAGCCAAATAGTCAGACGATTGCATCCCAGAAGTGGAATGCCAAAGCTGGGTATGTTGCAAAGACATACAAGTTAAAAAAGGACGTGGCAGATGCATTTGCAGAAACATGCGACAAGCTAGGAGTAAGTAAAGCAAGCCAGCTTACAAAGATGATGACGGAATTTATTGAACAGAATAAGTAAAAAAGAAAACTATCAGCCATTATTTGGTTGGTAGTTTTTTTATGCGAAATGTTAAGAAATGTTAAGGAGTGAGAGAAATGTTAAATATCGAAAAGTATAAAGAAGAATTGGAGAATATTGGAGTGCTTAACCCTGATAAACTGGCAGTTATAGATGGAAAGCCATGTATGTGTCAGGAAACTGAGTGTAATATGTGCGAGTTGCGTAGCGTAGAAAGCTGTTGCGTTGATAGAACAGATAATTGGCTATTTTCAGAATACAAAGAGCCAGAAGTTGATTGGAGCAAGGTTAAGGTTGATACTCCGATTTTGGTTAGAGATGATGAAGGTGGAAAATGGATTAAAAGATATTTTGCTAGATTTGAATACGGAGAATTCTATGCGTGGTTAAGTGGCGCTACATCTTGGACAGCTAATGGTAATATGAATTTTTGGAAATATGCAAAGTTAGCAGAAAGTGAGGAATAGATTATGAGCAGAGAAATAGAGCAGATTTTAAAAAATCAAGTAGTGATAATGGGAATGTTGCAAGACTTACAAGACGAACTTGAACCAATACAGAACATAGAAGACACACATCAGTTGTTAGTTGATAATAACAATGGCTGGATTCCATGCAGTGAGAAATTGCCAGAACCATATGAGGAGGAGCAGTAGATGACAGGAAAAGATATAAAGGAATGTGAAAACATAGCAGAAAGATATGCGGATTGTGACGAATTTGTTTGTTCGAAATGTGGCATTCATTTGATGGAATGGGTGGAAGTAAGAATTGATGAAGATAATGATGAAACACATTGCGAGTATGAATTTAAATATTGCCCAAATTGTGGGGCAAAAATAAAGGTGGTGTAATGAATGATTAAATTAATAATTGTAGCAGTTACAGTAATTGTGGTATCTGGAATATATTCACTATGCGTTATGAGTTCCAGGGACGACAGACGCAGGGAACGTGACGCAAGAAAATGGGATGATTAGGTAGAACATGTACATTGGCAATTGAATAGAGATAGTTGGTTTGATATAATTTTTCTATCACAACAGAGAAGGGAGAAATAAAATGATAGGAAAGAGTTTTTCAGGAATAGACGAATGTTATGTTTGTGGAAAAATTTTAAAATGGACTAAAGTAGCTGATACGGGAAGAGGAAGTATTGTTGTATACGAAGTTCCCGATGTGAGAGCTAATGCTTTTGCTATTGGAAAAAATGATGATGGCAGTATAAAATTCGAGGTAGAATGTACTTGCCCGAATTGTAGAACTATAAATCGTTTTATAAAGTCTATAAGTATTTAGAGGATATAGAGATTTTTAAAGACCAACTACCAATATTCGGTGGTTGGTTTTTTATTTGCATAAAACAGAAAGGATGGATAACGTGGCAGAAACAAACAAAGCTAAAGAGTATTTGCTCCAGGTAAGCAGAGCAGAACATAGAATAAAGAGACTACAAGAAGAAATACAGACATTGCAGGAGCTGGTAACAAGTACAAGTGCAATCAGCCAGGGCGAAAGGGTCATATCTTCTACATCGCAGGACAAGATGGCAGATACAATTTGCACAATCGAGGAAAGAATAGAAGAGTGGAATACAGAGGTTCGTAAATTAGTTGAGATTAGAGCAGAGATTATGACAACAATTTCAAAGTTAAAAAATACAGACCATAGGGAAATATTATATAAAAGGTATTGCCAGTCTAAGACATGGGAAGTGATAGCATGTGAATTAGATTACAGTTACAGATGGATTTTGAAATTACATGGAAGAGCATTATTAGAAATTGAAAAATTTTTAAAGTGTTCATAGAAGTTCACATTGAACATATGATATTGTTATAATATGATAAATACCCAAAGGGAACTAAAGTTCCTCCTCCGAAATTAAGTATTTATAGAGTCATCGAAGAATGAAAGAGCATCCTTATTAGGGTGCTTTTTCAAATTGAAAAGAGAAACAAAAAATAAAAGGTATAAAGCTATATGAAAGCTAATGAAAAAATGGATATAACAAATAAAAAAATAAACGATATAAAACCATATAAGAACAATGCAAAAAAGCATCCGAAGGAGCAAATAGAACAGATAAAACAAAGTATTGAAAAGTTTGGATTTAATGACCCCATTGCAATAGACGAGAATAATATGGTAATCGAAGGTCATGGCAGGTTAATGGCAGCTAAAGAATTAGAAATGACAGAATTACCATGTATTATATTAACCAACCTTACAGAGCAGCAGAAAAAAGCATATATATTAGTTCATAATAAATTGACAATGAATAGCGATTTTGATTTTGAAATATTAGACCGGGAATTGAAAGATATATTTGAGTTTGATATGGAAGAATTTGGGTTTGATGTTCTGGAAATGGAAGAATTAGACGATATTGCCGACGGTTATTATGGCGATGAGCGAGAACGTACATATAATGCATATAATTTGGATGAATATGATGAATTAAGAAGTGCGGGTTTTTATCAAATGCCAATCATAAAAGCACAAAATGCTGAACCGGAAAATTTAATTTCATTCAATTATGTTTTGAGTACTAAGAAAACAAAATGCGGAGTACATTTTTATATTGATGATTATCAGTTTGAAAGAATTTGGAACAGTCCACAGGAATACATTGAAAAATTAAGAAACTTTGAATGTGTATTTACCCCTGACTTTAGCTTGTATATGGATATGCCGATGGCTATGAAGATTTGGAATGTTTATCGCTCTAAATTAATAGGGCAGATGATGCAGGACGTAGGAATCACGGTAATACCAACGCTTCAATGGGCAGATAAAGAAACATTTGCCTTTTGCTTTGATGGAATAGAGCAGGGTGGAACTGTTTCGGTGTCAACCATAGGAGTTAAAAAAGACAAAGAAGCAAAGCAGATATGGTATGATGGAATGGATGAAGCAATAAAGAAAATAAAGCCTAGTAAGATACTTGTATATGGAGGAGATATAGGCTATAATTTTCCTAAGGACATAAAAATTAAGTATTATGATAATAACGCGTTTAAGAGATAGAAAGAGATAGAAGGTGAAATAAATGTTAAAGGACACATTTTTGCATAGAATGAAAGGAATATCAATAGATATTGGAGATTATACATTATATTCTAAACCCTGTAGAATTGTTAATATAGATACAAACGATGAAGTTAAATTTAAAGATATGGAAGATGCATATGAACATGGAATGATAGGTAGTGTATCACTAAAAGAATTTGTTGAAAAAGCAGATGATTCCATCTTCGTAGTTACAAATGATGATTCGGGAATAAGATTTGAAAATATGCACTAATATTATGAAAATAAGAGATAGAAAGAGAGGACAAAAAAGATGGCAAAAAGTAAAGTATACGTAGAACCAGAGGAATATTTTCCAAAGGCTATAAGAAAAGAATTTGGATTAGGTGAATATGCAAAACCTAAGCCAAAAGAAGCGGGGGCAAAGAAGAAAAAGAAAACAAAATAAAAGATAAAAGCAAGGTGTAAAAAACATCTTGCTTTTTTTATGCGTAAATTAGAAAGGAAATAAAGCAGTGGGTGGACGTGGAGCAAGTAGCGGAGATTTAAATGATGGTATTGGAAGAGAAATAGTTTCGACAAAGGATAAAGACATCTGGAGTTATCGTCACAATCCAAACAATGAACAGTTTGTTGATAACATTAATACAACAATAAAAGAAATGCAAGAAAACTATAATGGATTAATGAGCGTAATTAATGATATATATATGGCTAACATTAAAAATGGTGATACAGTTATAGCATTTTGGGATTCAGGAAAAGGCGAATTAGGAATAAATACAAGATATGGAGATATAAAAAAGATGGCTGCATCATATGATAAATGTGTAAAAAAAGGTTATCATCCCGGCAGAGGTAATAAGACAGCTGAACAAGCGGTAGTAGCGCATGAATTAGGACATTCGTTGACTAGTGTTGTACAACAAAAGTTGGGAAGTAAAGATTTTGACGATGTATCGAAGAAAATAGTTAAGGAAGCACAGAATATTCTTAACAAAGGATTAAAAAGAAAGAAATATCCCGGCACGATGAAGATAGCAAAGAATATATCTGGATATGCCACTAGTAGTAATGCTGAATGTATAGCTGAAGCAACAGCAGATGTATATTGCAATGGCTCGAAGGCAAAAACAGAAAGCAAAGCAGTAGTACAGGCATTACATAACTTTTGTAAGTAGAAAGAGGGTAGATGGATAATGGGCGGACGTGGAGCAAGTAGCGGAATAAGTGTTAGCGGAAGAAAAAAGAATGATTGAACGTGTTAAATCTATATGGTACAATTATGTAAATAATAAATAATAGCTCAAAAGAGAGCAACGTTTAATCAGCGTATGGATTTCCTTAAATGGAATTATTTATTATCAGCAGATTATAACTCAGGAGGAGAGTCCCTTAATTGAGGGAGACCCCGTGTGCAAATCCGGGTGTCTGCGCATATGATAGAGCTTTGTATTTTGCAAGGCTCTATTTTTGTACCTAAAATTAAAGTAAAGGCAGGTGTGAGTAAATGGGAAAAAGTTTCAAGGATATGACAACAAAAGAATTGCAGGAAGCCGGAAGAAAAGGTGGAATAAAATCCGGTGAAACAAAGAGAAATAAAAAAGCAATGAAAGAAACACTAGAACTACTTCTCAGTATGCCACTAAAAAATAGAAAATTAATTGAGCCTGAACAAATAAAAAGTTTTGCAGATTTAAATGGCAAGAATATAGATATTCAAACAGCTATATTAATAGCACAGATACAAAAAGCACTTAAAGGTTCAGTCGCGAGTGCAGAGTTTTTAAGAGATACAGCAGGGCAAAGACCAGAAGATATAATTAACTTAAATACAGACGCAGAAGACATGAATTTAAATATAAATATAAGTTATGGTGATGAAGTGAATGAATATAAAGGTTGAATTAAATCCGGCTTTTAAAGAAGTAAATGAAAGCACCAAAAGATATATAATTATGAAAGGCTCAGCCGGTTCAGGTAAGAGTGTAGACACAGCTACAAATTATATACTTAGATTAATGAAAGATGCAGGCCGTAATTTATTATGTGTTAGAAAATCAGATATAACTAATAGAGATAGCACCTTTGCTGAATTGCAAGGTGCTGTTTTTCGTATGTTTGGTGAAAACTGGGAAAAGTATTGGAGTATAAAACAAAACCCATTAATGCTGGAATGCAAACATAACGGAAACCAAATAATATTTAGAGGTGTTAATGATGACAAACAACGTGAAAAATTAAAATCAATTACATTTAAAAGAGGAAAACTTACAGATGTATGGATAGAAGAAGCGACAGAAATAACACAGAATGATTTTGAAATAATAGATGATAGATTAAGAGGTGAATTACCACCGGGACAGTTTTATCAAATCAAAGCAACATTTAATCCGGTAAGTGCAACGCATTGGATAAAGCGTGTATTTTTTGATTTGCCGGATAAAAATACATTGACACATTCGAGCAATTATTTGAATAACAGATTTATAGATGAAGCTTATAAAGCACGAATGGAAAGAAGAAAATTAGTAGACCCTGAAGGATATCGTGTATATGGATTAGGAGAATGGGGAGAAGTAGGAGGATTAATTCTTAGTAATTATATAGTTGAAGACTTTGATATAACACCCAGCAGATTTGATTACATGGTTAATGCACAGGATTTTGGATTTAATCATGCAAACGCTTTGCTAAATGTTGGGTTTAAAGATGGCGAACTGTATGTGTGTAAAGAACTGTATGTTTACGAAAAAGATACAAGCGAAATCATACAAATGGCTGATGCATTGAAATTTGATAAAAGATTAATGATGTATTGTGATAGTGCAGAGCCTGACAGAATAAAAATGTGGCAGAAAGCAGGATATAAAAGAGCCAGAGGTGTTATAAAAGGTCCCGGAAGTGTTAAAGCACAAATAGATTACTTAAAACAAATACCAAAAATACATATACATCATAGCTGCACAAACACTTATAAAGAAATTAGTCAATGGAAATGGCAGATAGACCAGAAGACAGGGTTATATTTGGATGAACCTGTTAATTTCTTTGATGATGCAATGGCAGCTTTAAGATATTCAGTTGAAGAAATTAGAAGAAACAGCCACTTGAAAGCAAAAAAGCGACCAAGAGGCTTTTAATTTATAGTAGAAAAGAGGTTAAGGAATGGCTATATATATTGACCCGGATGTGGTACAGGATATTGATAATATAAATTCAAGTGTATTTCGTTATTTAATTAAAAAGCATAAAGAATACTGTCATAAATTACAGAAAAATTATGATTACTATTTGGGAAAACATAAGATATTGTCTTCGGACATGGAAGATATAGAAAAGGTAAGAGTGTTTTCTAACTATGCAAAGTATGTTGTTGATATTTCAACAGGTTATTACCTGGGTGAACCAGTTAAATATAATAGTGATAAAGCGAATAAAAATAAACAGAAAAAAGAGATTCTAAATGCAGGCATACAGGCGAGTATACAGAATGGAGCTGTAAGACAGTACGACTGGGAAGAATCGAAACAAATTGACATATCAAGGGCAATAGATGTTTATGATAATCAGACTATCTCAGAATGTGATGCAAAAATAGCAAAGCACATAGGAATATTTGGTGAAGCATATGAATTGGAATATGCTAATAACAAGGAAAACCCTGAACCAAGAACTACTGTAGTTGACCCTAGAAATTGTATTATGGTTAGAGATAATACAGTAGAACATAATAAATTATTTGCTATCGTATATCAGCAGCAGGAAGATTTAGGAGAAGTCAAATATTATGATGTTACTGTATATACAGACCATAATATGAAAAAATATCGTTCAACTAATTTAGAAGATTTTGAATTTAAGCCGATAGTGGGAAGTGAAGCAGAACATTATTTTGGTGAAGTGCCAATTGTTGAATATCAAAATAATGATGAAAGACAAGGAGATTTTGAACAATGTATTCCTCTTATTGATGGACTAAATGAATTGTTAAGTGACCGTATTACAGATAAAAAGAAATTTGTAAACAGCCTTTTGGCAATGTTTGGTATTACATTAGATGATGATGATATAAAAATACTGAATAAAGAAAGATTCCTTGACGGCATACCATTGGATGCACGAATTGAATACATTCAGAAAGTATTTGATGAAGCAAGCATGAATGTTTTATGTAATGACATCATAAGAGAAATACATAAAATGACATTGACAGTTGATATGACTGATAACAATTTTGCCGGAAATAGCTCAGGACAGGCTTTAATGTTAAAGCTAATGACTATGAACATATTAGTCAAGTCAAAAATGAGAAGCTTTGAAAAAGGATTGAAGAAACGTTTTGAAATGTATAATCATTGGCTGACAATTAAAGGGGAAATGGTTCTAATAGATAAAAAGGAGTTGGATATAATTTTCACTATTGCAATGCCAATAGATAAGGCTGAAATTGTAAATATGGTTACTAGCTTACAGGGAATAGTTGATAATAAGACATTGATTAGTCAGTTATGGTTTGTTAAAGATGTTGATGAAGTGTTAGAAAACTTAAAAATACAGAAAAAAGAGGCGCAACAGGAATATTTGGATAGTTTTGGATTAACTAAATCAACAGAGCAATATGGAGAAGAAAGCAATAATAAAAGTCAAGAGGAAAAAGCAGACGAGTAGGTGAATAAATGGCTAGGTACTGGGAAAAAAGAAGCATTGATTTGGAAAAGTTAATTCAGGAAAAAAACGATAAGACAATTATCAAAGTGAACAGATATTATGAAAATATATTTAAAGAGTTGAATGCACAAATTGGCAAGATTTTTTCAACATATGCAACAGAAGGACAAATGACCATTGAAGATGCTTTAAAACTGCTGAATACTCAACAAACAAAAGAGGTATATAATACTTTAAAGCGTATATATGACCGTACTGACAATGAGGAGATTAAGCAGGATATACTTAACAGACTTAATGCTCCTGCATATGCTGCCAGAATTGCAAGAATTGAAGCAATGCGTGATTTAATATATTTAGAGGCACAGAATATAGGGTGGGCAACTGAAATGGCTTTACAGGCGAGAATGATAGACACATATCAAACATCGTTTTATCAGACGCATTACACGATTCAAAAAGGTACAGGTTTAGCTTATGATTTTAATAAACTAAGTAATCCGGCGGTAAAGGCAGCAATTGCAAATGAATGGAAGGGTGCAAACTATTCAAAGAGAATATGGAACAATACAGACAAATTGGCAAATGATTTGGAAGATATAATAACTCAAGGGTTAATGATTGGTATATCAGGCAAAAAGATGGCTACCAGAATAGTAAAAAAGATGGATAGTGGCAGATATGAAGCAAACAGGCTGATTAGAACAGAAGTTAATTATATTGCAGGGCAGGCAAGACTTAAATGTTACGAAGATATAGGTACAGAAAAATATATATTTATTGCTACACTTGATACCAGAACTTCAGTACAATGTCAAAAGTTGGATAAAACAATTCATTTAGTGAAAGATGCAGAAGTAGGTGTTAATTATCCACCGATGCATCCAAATTGTAGAAGTGTTGACAGCGCATACATAGAAGGAAAAGACTATTCAAAATTAAAGAGACGTGCAAGAAATCCGATAACCGGAAAGACAGAGCTTGTACCGGCTAATATGAATTATAGCGAGTGGAAAAAGAAATATATTGACCTGAAAAATGATTCTGAATATCAAAATGCAAAGGTAAGGGCGGGAGTAAAAAACATTGAAAAATTGCATAGTTATGATATAATGAAATCGAAAGTAACAAGTGGTGCGTTAACAGATAATAATGATCCACTATATGAAAAGAGAAACAGGCATGCTAATAGTTATTACGATTCTGTTAGAAATAGTAAGAAAAATAATATTATTAATACTATTGCAAGTAATACAGGTATGGCAGAGTCTGACATATCAAAAATATATGATCATGTATTTATAAATGAATACGAATTGTATGGTGGAAAACGTAGATTCGATCCGGATTACGATATGGCTGAATCATTCAGAAGATTAAGAGAAGGTAAAGAAATACAAGAACATGATTTGATTTTATTAAGACATGAGCGACTTGAATATGAATTAATGAATAAGGAGGGGATGACATATCAAGAAGCACATAGTATAGCAGAAACAAAATATAATTATAGAAAGGCACTTGACGAATTTAAGCATAAAAATAGCTTATTGTAGAAAAGAGGTGTATTTTTGTGGTAAGAATTGAATTATTAGAATTAACTGATAAAATCGTAAAATATAAATATATTCCAGAAAATTCAGATGAATATGGAATAATTTCTTTGGATAGAATGACTGGAGAGAAAAAAATAGATAAGTTAGTTTTAGGATATTCTATGAATTATCCTGCTCATGCATTTCATCGAATAAAGGAGTATTTAGTGAATAACAATTTTCAAAAGAAAGATATTATAGCATGGTATTAATACCACCCAGTCGAAAGATTAGGTGGTATTTTTATACAATTAAATATGATTTAAAGAGCAGTTATCAAATGATATCTGCTTTTTTTATATGGCAAGGAAAAGCCGTAAAAACCAAGAGTTTATAACAAACAATAAGGCAGGGACTTATTGGGTGTATATAAAAACAAGTAAACTGTGAGGCAGGAACTCACAGGGAATAGGAGTTAGATATGAGAAAAGAAAGTAGACGTTTACAGATGAAGTTACAGTTTTTTGCTGAACCCAAAGAACCACAGGAACCTGAAAATCATCCTGAGGAATTAAGCCTTGATGATGTGATGGAAAAGTTTAGTGTTGATGATATTTTGGCAAGACCTGAGTTGGCAAAAGGTATACAAAGCCGTATAGACAGCACAGTTACAAAAGCATTAAATACAGCACGAACAAAGTGGGAGCAGGAACAGCTTGACAACATGGATGAGGCAAAAAGATTAGAGAAAATGAGTGCTGAACAAAGAGAAAAATATCAGTTTGAAAAAGATAAAAAGGCTTTTGAAGCTGAGCGAAAGAAGTTTGAGCATGAACAATTGGTTGTTGCTACAGGAAAAGAATTATTAAAAAGAGGATTGGATTCTAGCTTTGCATCTTATCTTACAGGAACTAATGCCGAAGACACAAATGCAAAAATCGATAGCTTTGAACAGTTATTTAATTCAGCAGTAACTAATGCAACTAACAAAAAAATGCAGGGAGAACCGCCTAAAGAACCGAAAACAGTTAAAACGATTACGCTAGATACAATAAAAACTATGTCAGCGGATGAAATTAATAAAAATTGGGATGAAGTGCAGTTAGTACTTGCAGGCAAGAAATAAGAGAAAAGGAGACTAAAAGATGTCAGTTAAAAATTTTATTCCACAGATTTGGAGCGCGAGATTATTAGAACATTTAGACAAAGCACATGTATATGCTAATTTGGTAAACAGAGATTATGAAGGTGAAATTAGAAACTTTGGTGATACTGTTAAAGTTAACCAGATTGGCGATATTACTATTAAGGATTATACAAAGGGAAGTGACATTGAGGACCCGGATGATCTTGATGGAACACAGCAGATATTAACCATTAATCAGTCAAAGTATTTTAACTTTGGAATTGATGATGTGGATAATGCACAGACAAATCCTAAATTAATGAATGAAGCAATGTCCAGAACTGCTTATGGAATGAATGATGTAACAGATTCATTTATTGCAAATTTAATGGCAGTAGAAGCAGGCTCAACAATTGGAAGTGACGATTCACCAATTGTACCAACAGCCGCAAATGCATATGATTATTTAGTAGATTTAGGAACCGCATTGACAGAAGCAAATGTACCATTAGTAGGCAGATGGGTTGTTGTACCGGCATGGTATCATGGCTTATTACTTAAAGACAGCAGATTTGTTGCAAATGGAACAGATTATAATAAGGCAATCTTAGAAGGCGGTTATGTAGGCGTTGCAGCAGGATTTAAGATTTGGGTATCAAATAATGTACCTAATACATCAGGAACAAAATATAAAATCATAGCAGGTACAAATGCCGCAACTTCATATGCTGAACAGCTTACAGAAGTTGAAGGATACAGACCTGAAAAGAGTTTTAAAGATGCAGTTAAAGGATTGCATATCTATGGAGCAAAAGTATTTCAGAAGAAGTGCTTGGCATGCATGACAGCTAATAAGGCCTAAGACAGAAAGTGAGTAAACTATGACGGTTAAGATATTAAATAAAAATACTGGTTTTACAACGGAATGCAGTAACAATGATGTTATAAAAATTTGTAAAGCAGATACTTTAAATTACGAAGTATCTGAACTTACAGAGCAAAAGAAACCACAACAGAGAAAAAAAGAAACTGTTAAATAGTGGAGAGGAGTGTAAAGATGGAAACATTAGACCGATTAAAAATAAGACTAGGTTTAGAAACTGTTGATGCTAATATGGAGGTTACATTGACAGAATATCTAGATGAAGCGGCAACGGCTATTAAACTTTATCTTAATTTGGATTATGATAAGGAACTTGATAGTCGTTTTGTTTCCACTCAGATAAACTTAGCACAGACGTATTACAATAGAGATATGGCAAAAAACGTAAAATCAGAAAGCTATTCAGAAGGTGTTGTAAGCCAAAGCGTGACATATATGTCAAGTAATGATTATGATACAAAAGAAGAGCAGCTATTAAGTAAACTGGCAAGATATAGGAGAGTATATGCAAGACGAAATGATAAGAAATAGGGGAAGATTTGGTTTTTCAAAAAGAAAGGTAATGGAAAATATTAAATCTACACCGGTATATCCGTATGAGTTTAAAACTGATAGATACGGTAATACAGAATATAATTATCCTGAAGAATCAGCGTACAACCTGGAACTAATATGGTTACCTATATCAAGTCAGGTAGAAATTGCAGAATATGGCGAGCGTATAAATGAGATGATGCAGGCATGTTTATTTTCTGATGATGAAATAAAAGAAAAGGACAGAGTTTCAATATCAGGAATTTTATACAATATAATAGCTGTAAAACCTTATCCAAGTTACAGATTACTCTTAGCTGAAAGGGTGAGATAAAATGGATTTTAAAGTAGATTCTAAAGGATTTGATGATTTCATAGACAAAATGTCTGTTAATTCGGAAAACCTTGAAAATAATGTAATGAAAACCGTTAAGCAAATAGCGCAGGAAATAGCAGATGATGCAAAAGACTTAGCACTGGTTGATACAGGACATTTAAGAGAAAATATTTTTTCAAGAGTGGTACAGGATGGAAACATAATAGTAGGAGAAGTATTTTCAAATATTGAATATGCCGCATATGTTGAGTTTGGAACCGGTACAGTAGGGCAATCAGCAGGGCTAACGCGTGAAGGGATAAATTTGCATTATAGACAAACACCGTGGAGATATAAAGATGAGGAAGGAAAGTGGCATTACACTAAAGGTCAAAAGCCACAACCTTTTTTATATCCGGCTATGAAAAATAATGAAGATAACATCAAAGAGAAGTTAAAAACAGCAGTAGTAATGGAGCTTAGATAATATGGTAGATGCAAGAGTACAGATTTTAGATTTACTAAAAGAAATTGATACAGATGGGTTGAAGGTATCTATGAATTTCCCTAAAAAGATTGATACAGTGCCTTTGATAACGTTTTTTGAAATTAATAATAGTAATACCAACATAAAGATACGTGATTTGTTATCGTATCAGATTGATGTGTGGGCGGATTCATTTGAAAGTGTTATAGATTTGGCAATGTTAGCTGATGAAAAGATGATAACGTTAGGATTTAAACGAGATTATGTAACACCTGATAGTGATAGCGTAGATGCTTCAGGATTATATAGAAAAACATTAAGATATAGCAGATATGTTGATGTTAGAACAAACAGGTTAATTGATTAGAGAGTGGTTATTGCATAGAGGTAATAACCACTATTTAGTTATAAGAAAGTGAGGTTGAAAATGGCAAGTACAAGCAAGACAACTGAAACACAAAGTAATGAAGAAAGTGAGGTAGCAGTAATGGCAGTTGAAAATACAAAACAGGGTTTGGCAAGTATTGGAATTTCAGTAAAGGTTAATAGTGTTGCACTTAATTATGTAACAGATATAGGCGATATTGGAGGTTCACCATCAGAACTTGATGCAACTACACTAAAAGACAAAATAAAAATTACTGTACAGGGTGTAAAGGATATTAAGGCATGGGAATGTTCATATTTATATGATAATTCAAGTACAACAAGTGATTTCAGAAAATTAAAAATACTTGAAAAGGCAGGAAAAATAGTCCCTGTTGAAGTAGCGTTCCCGGATGGAACAACATTTAAAACAACCGGATATGTATCAACCATGATTAATGGTGCTAAAGTTGACGAATTAATCAGTGCAAAATTATCAGTATCATTACAGAGCGATTGGGAGATTACAGACCCGGCAGCATAATATAGTGAGGGTTTATGCCCTCACTTTTTTTAAGAGTAATAATAAGGAGTAATATTATGAAAACATTAGAATTAAGATTAAAAAACAATGAAGAAATGGTAAAAGTACATTTAAGATTAACTTGTGGTGGACAGAGAAGTTTAAAAGAAAAATTTGAGGAAGACACACTTTCCACTTTAATGGGTGGAATAAATGAAATTGAAAAAACAGTAGCGGTATTTGATACTGCATTAAACTATAAAGATAACGACAATGTTATTACAGATGGAGAAGAATTATATGATTTATTAGTCGATAATGGAACTTGTGGAATGGATGGATTTGCTAAAGTATTAACCGATATTGCTGTAGCATCCGGAATTATAAAAAAGGATCAGGCAAATTCATTGCTTAAGAGTGTAAAAGATACATATGATAATGTATTTGATGAAATTGACAAAGTAATGGGAGACAATAATGAAAAGGTTAAAGAAATTATAGAAACACCCAGAGAGTAAAAAGCAGGAATTAACAGTTGAAAAGATAATTTTTGAAACAAGAGTAGCAGGTGCAGGATTTTATGAAGCATTAGATTTTACGTGGGGCGAGGCTATTGAATTTATTAAAATTTACAATGAACGTAGGAAAAGAGAAAATCAGGACCAGGCAATAATAGCTTTTAGAGAAGCTGATTTAATGTCTCAATGGATTTTAAAAAAAGAAGAAACAAATATTACGGAAGTATTTCCGTTTTGGAGTGAAGCGGAAAAAAATGAAGCAACAAAACAGGCAAAAATAAATAAATACAAGAACATTATGTATAGATATGTAAACAATACGAAAATAAATAAGTAATGAATTTAATAATTAGTAGGGAAAGGTGGTGAAAATAGGATGACAGTTGAAGAGATTAAGGTAAGATTTAGTGCTGAAATTGATAATTTCAAGAAAAGTATGGATAATGCTAAAAATTCAGTAAAAAAAGTATCAGATGCATTAAATGATATAGATGGAGATATATCAAGAGCTGGAAAGTCAGCAGATAAAAACGCACAAAGAATTGGAAAAGCATTGGAAAGTGAAAAAAAGAAATATCAAAGTGCTGTTGAATCAACAAAACGTTATGCACAAAGTGTAAGTGATTTGGGAAACAAGTACAATATTGCTGAAAGCAAGGCAAAGAAATATGAAACGGCTATTACGCAGCAGGAAACTAAATTGAATGAAATGAGAAATGCTTATTCTAAAATGTCTAACGTTTTATCTAATATGAATATTAATGGTAGTATTTCGGAAGAAATGCAACGTTTACAGCAAACATTAGATACTAACAAGGACAAGGCTTTAAAACTTGAAAATGCCATGAAACAGTTGAAAAACTCTAATTATCAAATTGGAGAAGTAGACGGTGAGTTTATGAATTATGAACAAATGACACAGGCTTTAAACAAGGTCGATGCTGAAAGCGAGCAGGCATATAATAAACTGAGCAAATTGAAATCAGAAGTTTCAGATGTAGACGGAGAGTTCCTAAAACTTGGAAATGAACAGGGATTACAAAAACTGAATACACAGATTACGCAGCAGGAAGCTAAATTGTCAGGTCTTAAATTAAGCTATCAGCAGGCAAGCAACAGTATGAATAATTTAGGCATGAGACAACAGCAGGCAAATGCTAAAATGGAACAATCAAAGCAGACAATGGCTAGTTCAAAGAATAGAATTATGCAGTTAAGACAGTCTTTAGGCTCATTGTCTTCAGTTACTAAAGGTTCATTTATGGCTAATGTTACGAGTAAATTAAAAAATGTTGGAAATGCCGCTTCAAGTATGATTCATAAATTTCAAAATGGAGTATCGGCAATTAAGAAATTTGGTTCAGGAATTGCAAATGTCGGAAGCAAAGTGGGTGGAGCGATTGCCAAGTTTTCGCTTTTAGGAAGAGCTGCTACAGGAGCTAAAAATAAAATTGCAAATTTCAGTAAAGGTATATCCCAAAATTTAAGAATGATTAACAGTATAGTTATGTCTATGTTAATTATGCAGTTAATGCAGATTTTAACAGATGGATTTAAGCGATTAGCCGGACAATCCGATTCATTTAATAAATCCATGAGCAAACTATACAGTAGTTTTGCATATCTGAAAAATTCAATTGTAGCTGCATTTCAGCCTTTAGCAACAGCGGTTGCTCCAATGATAGCTAATATAGTAAATACAATAGCTAATGCAATAAATAAATTAGGTGAATTATTTGCAGCACTAACAGGACAAAAAACATATACAAAAGCTGTATATCAAAGCAAGGATTTTGCCTCTTCAATGAATGACAGCGCAAATTCAACCAATGCTGCAACAGAAGCCAATGAAAAGTATAAAAAGTCATTGGCAGGATTTGATGAAATTACCAAACTAGACAGTCAGGATAATAATTCATCAGGTGCAGGTACAGGTACAGGCGGCGGTGCTGATGATGCAGGGTCATGGAAAACAGAAAAAGTTAATGTGGCAAGCAGTTTAGCTGATGATATTAAAAATGGTGATTGGTCTAGTGTAGGTAAGGCGTTAGGCGAAAAAATTAATAGTGCTTTAAGTTCGATTGATTGGCCGAAAATACAGAAAAAGGTTAACGGTATAGCAAGTAACATAGCGGATTTTTTAAATGGAGCAATGGAAGCAATAGACTGGTCTCTTGTTGGGTCTACAATTGGAAATGGGATAAATACAGTTTTAGGATTCTTCAATACTTTTATAACAAAGTTTGATTGGGAAAAACTGGGAACCAGCATAGCAACAACTCTTAATAGTACTTTTTCAACAATAGATTGGTCATTAGTCGGCTCGACTTTAGGAAATAGTATTGAAGCAGTAATAGATACAGCTTTTGGATTTGTTGAAACTTTTGATTGGAATGGTGTCGGAAGTGACCTTGCAACGGCAGTAAATGATTGCTTTGATAAAATCGACTTTAAAAAAGCCGGGAAAACATTAGGCGATGGAGTAAAAGGAATTTGTGAAAGTATTTCTTCATTTTTTGCTGAAGTTGACTGGGAAGCAATCGGTAAAGATGTTGTAAGTTTTATAACAAGCGTAGACTGGCTGGGAATGATTTTCGAAGCATTAAAGGCTCTTCAATCATTTACTCAAGGATGCTGTGATTTTGCAAAAGGTATTTTTGACGGAATAGTAGATGCAATAAAAAATGCGGATTGGGGAAAAGTAGCCAAAGATGTTTGGGACTGTTTGGTAGAAGAAATCAAATTATTAAATACTCCAATTATGAACGTAACAGCAACACTTGCAACTAAGGCAAAAGATTTAGCGAATAAGTTAAAGGATGATTGGGATAAACTTAAGGACAAAACACTTGAAGCAGTAGCTGAACTTAAGACTAAAATAAACGAAACAAAGGAAAAAATTAAACAGAAATGGAAAGAGGTAACATCAGACTGGAAGGAAAAAGTAGCAAAATTAAAGGTTGAGGCAAAACAAAAGGCAAGTGAAATTAAACAGAAATGGAAAGAAAAAACCAAAGAATGGAAAGAAAAAACAGTAGAATTAAAAGCAGAAGTTAAGACAACTGTTAAAAATGTAAAAAGTTGGTGGAAAGATAGGGCAGATGAATGGAAAGATAAAGAAGTTGAATTTACTATTAAGGCTAAAAATAAGATTGAAGAATTAAAAAAGGGCTTCAAAGAAGCTATTAATACAGTTATCGGATGGATTAATAAGTATATAATTGATAACTTAAATAAAGTTTCAATTCAAATACCTTCATTTTCCATAGCTGGTCAAACATTTGGCGGTCAAACATTTGGTTTTAATGTTGATCACATTAAGACGTTTAAGGATGGTGGATTTCCGGATGGCGAAGATGGACTTTTCTATGCTAACCACAACGAAATGATTGGTACATTTAGCAATGGTAAAACTGCTGTAGCAAATAATCAACAGATTGTTGAAGGTATAAGTACAGGTGTGTACTCGGCAGTAAAGGCTGCAATGGGTAACGGCAATGGACAAAATAATAACAGTACACCAATATATGTATATATAGGTGGAAAACAAATTACAGATTATGTCGTAAAAGATGTAAATAGTAGAACCAGAAAAGTAGGCATAAACCCTATTCTTATTTAGAATGGGGCATATGCTTTTTTTAGAAAGGTAAATGATATGGAAGCAACGCTAATAATTAATACAGGTAATAAGAAATTTGATAAGGAACCAGCTCTTAATGGAATTGAGGAAAGCTATGAGAAAATATGGAGTGAGAACACCGGTAGGTTATTAAATGGAAAAATGACCGGGGATATTATAGCCACAAAATTAAAACTTAGTGTTAAATATCCGATATTGACAGCAGCTGAAAGAGACGCGTTAAATACAGCTATTGGAGATGCGTTCTTTTCTGTTACATACATGGAGAAAAACTACAAAATGTACGCAGGAACACCAACATATCCGGTGTACAGTGCTGTAAATGGATTACCATGTTATGTTGGTGTCGGAGTAGATTTAATAGAACAGTAAAAGTTGCACCGGTGCAACGCTATAATAAATTTATTAGAACGATAAAAGAGGAAGTTAAATGATTAATGTAACAGAAAAATATAAAGAATGTATAAAAGAAGAGAGAATATTCTCGCTAGAAGATACAATAATTCTTAAAGATGATTCACAAATACCATTAACTATGTCAGATGTTTTAGCTTATTCAATTAATTCGGCGACATCATCTGACAGTACATTTGATGTAGGAAGTGTTGTGGCGGCTAAATTATCATTAACAATTGATAATACAGATGAAAGATTTGAAGATGTGGACCTGACAGATGCAAGAATATCAACAAAGATAGGTCTTTTAGTAGAAGACAGCTTTGAATATGTAACAAAGGGAATATTTTACATTAACAGCGCCCAGGATTCAGGAGACACAATAGTTATTGAGGCTTATGATAAGATATTATTTCTTGATTTACCATATGCAGAAAGTACATTGGCATATCCTGCAAGTATTCGCGAGATACTTCAGGATGCGTGCGAACATTGTGGCTTAACGCTAGATGCAAATTTAGGAACCGGAGCGGATTATATAGTTAATTCAAAGCCGGCTACAGATTCACTTACATATAGAGACGTTGTAAGTTACTGTGGAAAGATTTTAGGCAAATATGCATACATAGCAGCAGATGATCAGAAATTAAAATTTACATGGTATAAAAAATCTGATTCACCTTATGAGATAACTGAACAGTCAACTCTTACAAAGAATCGTTTATCAATGACAATAACAGGAGCAAGATTTGGATATACAGTTACAACCGTTAAGGAAGGAGAATCTGAACCGACGGAAGAAAACAAGACGGCATTTGTTGGAACAGAAGGATATGTTCTAACTATGGAAGATAATCCTTTGATTCAGACAGAGGACATGGCAAATAAAGTAATGAATATACTAAAAAGTTCCGTGGTAGGAACAACAATAAGGGTTTACAGTTTATCGTGTTTATCTGATCCTACAATAGAAGCAGGAGACAGCATTAAAGTAACTGACAGAAAAGGAAGGTCATTTGAAAGTTTTGTCACAAACTGTACTTTTACACTTTGTGGTAATCAGGAGCTATCTTTAGGCGCTGAAACTGAAACAGAAAATCAATACCAGCGTTTTTCAATATCTGACAAGATAGTATCAAAGGCAAATCAGAATAATCAACATTTGATTAATGATTACAATAACGAAATGCAGAGATTGACGGATTTGATGATGGGTTCGTTTGGTATATATAAGACAGAGGAAAAACAGAAGGATGGTTCAACTATTTTCTATCTGCACGATAAAAAAACATTGAAAGAATCAACAACAATCTGGAAACTGACAGCCAATGCAATAGCAGTTTCGACTGATGGTGGAAAGACATTTAATGCAGGGCTTGGAAGTGATGGCAATGTAATTACAAAAGTACTATCAACTATAGGTATCAGTTTCGATTGGGCAAAGGGTGGTACTCTTAATCTTGGTGGAGAAAAGAACGGCAATGGTGTACTGAAGGTTACAGATGCATCAGGTAATTTAGTTGGAATGATGTCAAACGATGGATTAATGGCTAATCGCGGAAAAGTAGGCGGTTGGAATATTAGCGATTCAACTTTTTCACAGGAAGTAACGTCAGATGTGGGAACTTATGGTGTATACATGCAACCACCTACTCCAGGAGAAAAATGGGCAGGATTTTGTATACAGAAACTTATAAGTGGCAGTACATATGATCACATGTTTGAAGTGAATGGAGATGGTAATCTGTTTGCTAAAGGATATGCAGTTATAGACGGTTTTTTGAATATTGGGAGTTATGCAGTTATAGACGGTTCTTTAGAGACTAAGAGTTATGCAAATGTAGGAGAGAATTTAGGTGTTGGTGGTGACTTAATTGTACACGGCACTGCACAGATTGAAAATGTATCGGATATATTTGGAAAGATGTTCTGCTGTGTATCAGCGGTTGTGACTGAAAGCCCGGCAACTATCAATGCACCAGATGGTTATATTCCAATAGCTGCAATTAACGCTGATTGGGCAGCTTACCCAGATACAGCTTTCGAGATAGTTCGACAAGGTGGATTTAATCTGTTACTCACAAGAAATTTAAAGACAAATCCGGCAACATCAGGTAACTATGTAGCAGGTAGTGGTGGAGGAAGAAGAGCCAACATTCTTTTTGTTAACAGAAAGTTTATATCCGGCTATGACGTATAGAAAGGAGACAGATATGTGCAATAACATACATGAGGTAGAATTTGGAAACTTAACCCTGACGCAGATTGAACAGCTGTATCAATATGACAAGGGGCAGATTCTTAAGATAGCAGACCCAATAGAAGATGGAACAGAGGTACAGTTTTCAAATGGCAATAGCGATACAACAATAAATAAAGCAATAAACGATAGTCAGGTAGAAATACCTGATATTTTATTGCAGGAAAATAAGAAAATTCTGGCATATTTGAAAATAATTAACTCAGATAGTGAAACAACAATCAAGACTGTTATTATTCCTGTTAAGGCAAGAACAAAGCCGGCAGATTACATTGAACCTGAACAGGAAAAGCCGTTTAGAAAATATGTTGAAGAAAAGCTTGAAAACGCAGAAAAACTTGTAGCCGAAGCAAATGACAAAGTCAAAGTTAATGAAGAATGTCTAAAGCAGATAGATACCAGAACAGAGCAATCTGTTAATCAGATAGCAGAGGTGACAAACGGTAAGATTAAAGACTTAGACAATACCACAAATGCAAAACTTACAGATATTAATAACACGGCAGTATCACAGATTGATGCTATAAATACAGTAGCAAATCAGAATATAAAATCAGGTACTGATGCAGTTAATGCAGCAGGAAGAGCACAGATAAAAGGAATTACTGAAACAACACAAGGAAAGATTAAAGACATTAACAACACAGCATTATCGCAGATAGATGCAATTAACAATACAGCGTTAAGCCAGAGTAGAAACATTGATAATGTAGCGCAGGAAAAAATCAATGTGATAAATGGAGTTTCATACGGAAACACAAAGGAAATAGCAACAGCATTGGATATGATTGTTGATACTTTTGAGAAAAAAATCGCAATTGAAAAACCTTATTATGCATACTTAATGGACTTTAAAATTGGAGATTTCAATGACGATGAAATCACAAAGGTTAGAGAATATGCTTTTTATGAAAAAAAATCGTTAACAAGCATAAACTTACCAGTATGTACAAGTATAGATTATTCTGCTTTTAGGAATTGCACATCATTAAAAAGTATAAACGTGCCAGTATGTACAACTATAGTTAATCTTGCTTTTAACAGTTGCGAATCGTTAACAAGTATAGACTTACCAGCCTGTACAAGTATATACTATGGTGCTTTTATGAATTGCACAAAGTTAAAAAGTATAAACGTGCCAGTATGTACAAATATAGGTAATAATAGTTTTGAAAACTGCAGAACGTTAACAAGTATAGACTTACCAGTATGTACAAGTATAGGTGATTCTGCTTTTGACG